CTCATTGAGGCCGGTGACAGTACCGTCCGTTCCATTCTTCTTCATCGCAGCTGTGTATTTCTGCGCGAACTCTTCGTCTGACATTTCCTGATACCGCTTTTCCTGATACTTGGGGCGGCTGCGCATATCGCGGATGTTAATTTCCATGCTTTTGTCTTTCGTTAAAAGTCAGGGTCAAAGGTTGGCAGTGGTTCAAGAGCGCTTGGGTCAGCATTTGCTTTCTGGTTTTTACGCTGCTCCGTCAACCGATTATGCTGATTAAAGATGTCAATCAAATATTGCTCAAGAGCCTTTCTAAGCGCTGGGGCATCTAGCTGCCTGTCGATGTTTGCAGCTGCTTGTCGCGCTGTCTTGCCTTCCAATTCAGTAATCTGACCGCCACCTTTTAGACCCTCAAATGCACCCAAGAAAATTTGACCTGCAAGCTGATTATAGAGCGTGATAAATTCTTTTTCGGGGCTACCTTCACCATACGTGCCGATACCGCGCAATCCTGCAACGCTGCCCGTTGCCCCCGCCATGCCAGGATGGTCCTTTATTCTCATAATTAGGTCGCGCGAATAAGCATACCGCTCGCCAACGCCCCGAATAGCGGCATTGATGTCACTAAACTCTTTGCCAGAGTATTTGCCTTCTGATTTTGCGTATGCTTCATCTCGCGCTTGTTTGACCTTTGCTTGGTCAGCATTATCTATTGCTAGCTGAATTTCCGCTGCATCGGTTAAAAGTTGGCCATCTTGAATATAACGAACTTTATTGTCCTTCATTGTTTGCTGCACCAAACCATTTCCTAAGTCTTTACTTTGGAAAACTGTGTTCGCGTCTCTATCTTGATAACCCTTGTTGGTTGTGTACTGTTTAAAATAAAAGCTGGCGTTGGCAGGGTCAGCTTCTATTTGCTGTAAAGCGCTTTGCGCAAGCGTATCTCCACTGGCCGCTGCGTCTTTAAGCATCTGAATTGTTTTATTTGAATTAGCTTGTGGCGTGAACGGCTCAATGCCCGTCACAACGCCATTTTCTTTTTTGACCTCATAAAGTGCATTGGGGGTTTCAGCCAATCGTTGCGCTGCGCCCTTACCAACTGCACCACTTTCCATCAGTTGCTGTACTGTCAAAATTTCAGTTGCTGATGTTTTGGCCGGTGTTGGCATTTGGATTGGATCTAAGCCAACGACTTGATTGTTTCTTTTTGTAACCTTTACCGGCATATTCATCATGGCTGGGGGAACCACAACGCCTTTCGGCATCAAACCGGCTTCTTGCAAAGCGCCCATCGTTGTCATTTCGACCGTTGATGGCGCTGGCCTAGATGCCGCCACGCGCTGCATAGCGCGCTTATGCTCTAACTCATCACGCTTGCGCTGCTCCAGCGTGGCAATATAATTTGAAATCAGATTTGCGCCGCTGCCACCGGCGTTGAGCGCGCCGATATAGGCTTCGCTGCCTGGGATATTGTTAAAGTAATCGATAGCCTTCTGCCGGTTCCCTGCCTCACGGCGCAGCGCTTGGCGTCTAGCAATCATATCTGGTAGATTTGCATCTGGATTTAGGCGCATGGAATTAAACCCAAGCGCCAAATTATCGAATGTATCTGGGGTTAGAAGATTATCAAGAATACCCATAATTTATCAGCCTTATGATTTTTTCGGGCCAAAAGTAGTAGCGGCAAGCGTCAGGTAATCGAACAAACCAGGCGTTTTGGTTTCAGTTGTCGTGCCAGATCCAATTTGCGCAGTCGTACCTGGCGCTGCGCCCAGAGCCATCAGTGGCAGTTGCAGCATCGTGTTTCCATAATTCACGATATTGCCATATTCGCCTTGTGCCGCGCTTAACAGAAGATCCAGCAAACCTTTTTGCTGTGAGCCGACATCTGCCAAATTGCTGTTTAGTTTTTGATCGTAGTTAAAGCCTTGCTGGCTTAAACCTGCCAGCTGATTGGCCGCGCCCAGCACGGCGTTCTGCCTGTTAAACTGATTACTTATATCTTGCTGCGCCATATTTTGCGCGTTCATAAAGTTCGCAGCATTAGCAGAATTTGCCATGTCTCTGGCTTGTGTCAGAAAATCTGCGTTGGTCATTGCCTCGACAGCGGCCATGCGGCCACCGCCAAATGCGCCGTTTCTATTTGCATCCGCGCCGACATTATTCAGAGCCATCTGATTGGCGCGGTTCATAGCGTCGAGGTTATTGTCAATCACATTCTGCGTGTAGGGGTTCATGTATTGAGACATGTTGGCGTTTGCGATTGAACCAGGATTAAACCGCATCGCAGCATTCGTCGCATTAACAGCTGTGTTATATGTGTTAGCTGATGTCTGCCCGACAGACTGTCCAGGCTGAACCATCATTGGATTTAATGCGCCGCTCATGCCTTGATCCTCAAGTTGTCATATTCATTCATTAAGTCATTCAATATACCTGGCGTAATCTCAGCAAATGGCCCTGTTGTGGGCCGCTCGCCGGTGATGGGGTCCATATACATGCTGGTCATTGCATCGTATTGACCAGGCGCGTTCATCTGCAACTCAGAGAGCATTTGATCTACCATAGGCGCGGCTGAGTAGCCCATCACACCACCGCCAAGATCGACTTTTTCTGGCATTCCAGCCATGACGTTGTCTGGTACGTTTAAACCAAACGCGCTTGCCGTATCCGCTGTGTTTTGAAACGAGGCTTCGGTCATTGGTGTAAATGCTGTTGCTGTTCCACCGTAAGATCGCACCGGCCCCATCCCAGCGATGGCATCCGCTGCCAATACGTTTTTCATTCCTAAAGCTTCTTGAAATGGAGAAACCTGATTTACGGCGCGCGAAGTTTGTTCTGTCGTGTTCTTGCCGCCTTTACCGCCACCACCACTCATGTGAAGTCCAATCCTACTGTTCTTTGAATTTCTTTCCAGCCGTACTTTTTAAAGGCTCTTACCCACCCAGGGCGTCCATTGATTGAGGCACCATCACAACCCTTGGACTTTGCCCACTCAATGATTTCTTCGTGCATACCGGCCAATTCATCTAAATCGCCGCCGCCCAGAAAAACATTAAGTATCTTTCTTTTTGGAAATACCACGATTTCTGTGACGAGGCACCCTTTAGCGCGGGGCCAAAGTTGCATGTGACCAGAATAAACGCCGTCAACAATATCCCAGAAGTCGTGAGTGCCTTCACCCTTATCCAGAGCGGCCTCTATCCAACCCTTGCAGCGCGCTAATTCACTCTTCATTTCATCACCAGGTACTGAGCGCAACGCGCTTCCAGATGGCCGTGGAGCCGTCATAGGAGCCGGTGCAGATGTAGATATAATTGCTGTCCCAGCTGATCATTCCGGCAACATCACCCGCCGCTCCTGTGTTTGCAGCTGGCACGGCTTGCTGGGTGGCAACTTGCCGAAACGCATCGTCCAGCGAAACAACCACATATTTTTTTGATGCATCCCAGAGAATAACACCGTCTTCGCTAGGGTTGTCGTCGTCAGTCTTAAATCCAAGCTTGGCCAGGTTGGTTTGTAAGAAAGAGGTTAGCTGTATGCCCCACTGAGTGAGGTCAAAGCTGATTGTTGGGAGAATGGGTGCTGGCATTATCTGCGCCCCCCTGGCACTGTCTCAAGGCGCATGATGCCCACCTTAAAGTCGGCTCCATCTGCCCCATCACAACGCATTTTAATTTGTCTCCCAGCAAAACGAACATCCGTTGGATTTGATGTGCTATATGGGCCGTGTGTTGTCTCAGCTGCATTCGGATAAAAGCGGGTCTTGAATTTAAGGCTTACGCCGCCCTGCGAACCCTCGTCTGGTATAACAGACGTGACGTGCGCAATGTTGTCACCTTGGCCAATTTGAATTGGACCGCTCTCTGCAAACGCGCCAGTAACACCTGCCCCAACTTTTTCGTGATTGTAAAGCAGCCCAGTCCCGTCAGAGAGGATAGGAAACTGAAACAAGCCGCGCGAAATGCCAGACGTGCGAGATAGTGACCCGATTGACCAGTAATTTTCTCTATAAGAATAGCTGACATATTTATCTATCTCACCAGTATTCCCTTCGGCCTCAGATTGATAGAACCACCAGACTTCACCAAATTGCGAGTTATCCCAAGCCCAAACTTTTGATTGCTGCGACACTAGGATGTCTGAGAAAACATGATCGAAAACATCGCATGGCAACTCTGTCACCGTGTTTCCGTTGAAAACGAAGAAACCTTTTGGTCCCATCCAGAACGTGCCAGCTGAAGTATCAACAGCTGCCTTGCGAGAAATAGTTCCACAAGACGAACCCACCTTTGAAGTTGAGTAAACGTAGGGTGGCCCAATATATCGCATGCTGTGTATGTCGGTATCAGTTAAAATCAACGCTTGGCCGCGGGTGCGCAACCCCTGCATGATTTGGCCATTTGTTGACAACTCAATAAAACCAGCTTCATTCGTCACAGAAACAGTCCAGTCTGTCAGGCTCTCGCGGTCTGCCCACTGAACCAAGCGCGGGTTGTTGTCGGCACCTAACGCGAAAATAAACCGCTCCTCTGTGACGAGAATACTCAAATTGTTTGTCGGTGCGCTGCTATCAACAATTTCAGCTGGCAATGAGCCATTTAATTCCCATTTGTAAATTCCACCGTCATCCGAAGAGCAAAATACTAGGTGTTGGCCAAAATTATCAAATGCAATTGTTGTCGCTTCTGATCGCACCCCGACACTAGGGCGCGCATCGCCATAAGTCGCACGACCATAATACTGCTTACCATACCCGTCCGAAACGCCGCCATTCTGTATGCCGTCAGTAAAGCCGCTTGTCGGCTTGATGTTGTAAATCACGCCAGATGCAAGCGCGACCTTAATTTCGTTGTAGCTGCCAGCTGCTAGATAAATCGTGCCATTAAGGCTTTCCCAAGCGTGCATCCCGCGTGGCGGGTTAGTCGATATATCAACATCGTTTGAAGTTGGAGAACCATCATCTTGGCGCACTTCCCACCCATTGACGGGACGCAGAGAACCGCCCTGCCAGCGCACAAGACTACCGTCAGCCCAACGACCAGCTGCCTCTAATTCTGTGCCGTTTTTGTAAACACCGGCTGGGATATTGAGCGGAACTAAAGCCATTAACTCTTCATGATGTAAGCAAGCGCGTAGTATGGTGGAATAGTCGGAACGGCTGTCGGACTTGATTGTCCAGCGTTGTCGGTCGTACCGCTAAACGTGTGACTGTGCGCAGGGGCAGTTGCATTCGCTGTGAAATCGCGGTCGATGCCACCATCCCCCGCATCGAAGTAATTATTCGACCCTGAACCAATGTCATCGTACAGGGTAGTGGCTGTGTCTGTGGTGCCACTAAACGTGTGGTTATGCTGTGGCATGTGGCTTGTGGTCAGCGTAACACTTGCCGCACCGCCCGTTGCGTCCACGGCATAAGTGCTACCGGCACCGACGACAAAACGATCACGAAGATCAGGCGTTGCGTTTTGACCGTCACAGAGAACCCAGCCCGTTGGTATATTTGATGTAGAACCAGACCAAAGCAGAATGACACCAGAAGGAATGACAGAGTTTATCTGCGTCTGTAAGCTGCTAGTCACACCGTTAAGGTGCCCAAACATAGTGCTTGTGACCCCAGCCGCCGCTGCTCCAGATAAAATATTTAGGTCGTCTGTATTTCCGTTGTATCCGTCAACTTTGTTCAGATCACTCGCTGATGCTGTAACAGCGGCACCGTTGATTGACCAATTACCTTCATCCAAGTCGGGTCGAATTTTCTCAACAGTATTTGTGTCACTGTCAGTGTAGGACGCACCGTACAGCAAGCTATCAAGCTTAGACCAGTTTTCGTTAAGGTCTGTCCCCCAGGAGTTCTGGCTTCCGCCGACGACTGGCAGGTTAAAATAGTAATTTGTTGTATTTGCCATACGCTTACCGCTCGATTTTTTGTGTTATCATAGAAGGTATTTTTCTTTTTTCTCTGCTTGGCGACCTATTTTAAACCTCGCAAAAACTCAGTGAAGAAATACAACAACGCCAACCCGCCGAAACTACACGCTGTAATTAAACCCCACGAAATATATCGTATGGTTTGGGCGATTTGGCGCTGGCGCTCTTCTGCCTCTTTTTTGCGCTGCTTGCGCATTTTGGCTTCATATTCGATAAACCGATCCCAAGTGCCTGGAGTGGCATACAGTCTGCAAATGCTTTCCAGTTCCTTGCGCTTTTCAGCCATCTGTTCGAGCGCCAGAAACTCATCAAAGTCATCAGCTGCCTTGCCCATAACCTTTGAAAATAAGCCGTTCTTCTTGCGATTGCCCCGCGCCCGCAACTCTTCCTCAGCTGTGACCAGGTTTTTAAGTGGCGACAGGACGTCCGTAATTTCTTTGCCGTTGATGACAAACTTTTTAATCGTCGCATACGCCGCGTTGGCAGCTGCCAGTTCAGCCAACATTGCATCATCCCTGCCTTAAATTTTAAGCGGCGATTACTCACCTCTCTGACGATGTCAGGCTGCGTCTGTCCAGACGTTTTGATTTGACGCTGCAACTTGCTCTGTCCAAATGTCTCCACTTGAGGAAACTTCTTGTTCTGTCCAGATGTCTGATGGTGTACCAGGCACCACTTGCAGCTGCCAGAGGAACCGCGCAGGGCCAACCTGGGGCGCGCCTGTTGTAATACCAGCCGACCCTAAGACATGAACCTGACCGAAAGTCGGCGCGTCAATTGTCGGTACGCCTACGTCAATGTCAGTAGACGTTAGGCTGTTGTTTGTATTTGTGTCGGCTGTTGGCTGGTCAATAACCGGAGTGCCGCCGGTGATGTCAGTGCCGGTCAGGTCAACATTTTCGACTGCACTTGGCGCATCAATAGTTGGCTGGCCAGTCGTTATTTCGAGCGCCGTGAGATCGTGAACTTGAGTAATCGATGCCGCGTCGATCTGTGGGGCGCTTCCGGTAATATCCGTTGCTAAAATGTCGTGCAGCTGAGTGATTGTCGCGGCGTCAACGGTCGGCGTTCCAGCCGTGACAGATCCGCTAAAGTTATTGACCTCATCCAGATCAGCGCTGTCGATAAGCGGTGTACCCGCTGTAATTTCAGTTGGTGTTAAGTTGTAGTCGCGGGACAGACTTGCAGCATCAATGACCGGCGCGGAAGTTGTGATTTCAACCGGTGTAATGTTATGAACTTGTGTTATGCTTGACGCATCAACAGTTGGTGCGCTTGCAGCAATTTCCACAGGCGCAATCTGATGATCTTGAGAGATTTCTGAAGCATCGACAATCGGAGCGCCAGCCGTAATGTCGTCTCCGACAAGTGTGTCAATTGTAAACGTAGGCGCATCAATTGACGGCGCACCCGCTGTAATTTCAGTTGAGGTCAGATCGTGGACCTGAGTGATGCCAGTTTGATCGACAGTCGGCGCGCCAGTCGTGATTTCAACCGGTGCCGCGCTGTGATCTTGGGTAATACTTGATGCGTCAACAACAGGCGCACCAGTCGTTATTTGTACCGGCGCTAGATTGTAATCACGCAAAAGCGCTGCATTATCAACGACAGGGGTTCCAGCTGTGATTTCTGTCGGGGCAATGTTGTGAACTTGCGTGATGCTAGACTGATCAACAACAGGCGCAGCTGTCGTGATTTCTGTCGATGTAAGATCGTGAACCTGTGTAATTCCAGAAGCGTCAACAGTCGGCGCGCCGCTGACAATATCACCACTGAACCCAATATTGTGAAGTTGGGCGATGGTCGGCGCATCGACGCTGGGAGCGCCGGTCGTAATCTCTGAGGCTGTAAGTTCACTTACGCCCGTGATTGTCGGTGCATCAACAACAGGCGTACCAGCGGTGATCTCTGTCGCTGTGAGATCGTGAACCTGAGTGATGTCAGAGGCGTCAATGGTTGGTGTCGCCGCGTCAATTGCGGTCGGCGAAATGTTGTGAACTTGGGTAATGCTTGATGCATCAACAGTCGGTGCGCCACTAACAATATCACCACTGAAGCTGATATTGTGAAGCTGCGCTATATTGGGCGCATCGACAGTTGGTGAGCCGATCGTGATTTCACCACCCGTAAGCGCGTAATTTTCAGTAATGTCGGGCGCATCAACAGTCGGCGTACCGGTCGTTATTTCTACCGGCGCGGCACTGTGGACCTGAGTGATCGTTGACGTATCGACAGTTGGTGCGCCAGTTGTAATGTCAACACCGGTAAATACGCCATCTTCAGTGAGCGTGGACGCATCAACGGTAGGTGCAGCGGCTGTAATTTCTGTGGCTGTGAGATTGTAATCGTGGGAAATGCTAGGCGCATCAACGGTAGGTGCGGCGGCAATAACATCTGTCGGGGTCAGATTGTAATCTTGGGAGTGTGAAACCTCATAGGCATAGCGCGGCTGAACCGACCGCGTAAACCGTGCGACAGTAAGCTCCGTATCTGGATTGGCAGAGGCGCTGCTATCGTTAAAGGCACTATCGTTTTGGTTTGGATAAACACTTAAAAATAAAAACCGACCAGCGACCACATAGTGCTGATAGATGTAAATACTGGCGCTGTTTTGACTAAAAGAATAAGTATCAAGGTCGGTGGAAGACCCAGCAAGTCGAGCGCGGAAAACATCTGAAACCTCAGTGACAGTTACCTCGTCCGGTATCCAGTCATATAGGTTACTACTAACACCCGCCGTTGCCGCCGCCGAAGCAATTGCGTTGTCGAGGGCAGTTGATCCAAGGGCATAAATTGTCTGACCGGAAAGGTCTAAGTTTGAAAGACTGCCTTCGTTGACTGTTGATATAACCGTAGTGCCAGACCAATTCAGCGTGACGTCAGCCCAGTGCTTATAACTTGAAACAGACCATTGGTCATTGGCGTTTTGCTCCGCGACTTGACCGTAAAGCCGAAACGAAATGCCGGTAGAATTTACACTTAAATTATATACATTATATCCACCTTGAGCCACATAGCCGGTGGATGGAGTAAGACTAGAATTATGGCCTCTGTTGTTGCTGTAGAGCGTTTTATTGGTGCTTGAAATGCTGTCAAATAGACCGCTGGCTGTGGCCTCATAGTCGTCGTAAGTAAATAAATCACCAATCTGAGGCGCACCTGTCGTGATGCTGTCAGCGGTCAGAGCGACATTGACAACAACCGCGCCGTCATCTGCTAGAGGGGCGCTGGCGAGAGGCGAAAAGCCGAGCATTCAGTTAGCCTTTCAACGGTGCGGATGGGATGTTGCTGCTTTCGTCAGCGGCGGTGTAGCGAACTTTACCTACTGTTACCCGCAAATCTTGAATATAGCCATTAAAGTTGTAAATGTAGGTATTGTTTGGAGACGACCCAACAACTAGCCCTGATGGGTTTTTAAGGAAAAGACTGTTTGAAACCGTTGTGCTATCTCTTGTACCATCAATGTAATAATAAACAGTCCCGCTTGACCTTGTGCAAGCTACATGGACCCACTGATTTAATGGAACGGTTGAAGTTGATTGTGTGTACGTGCCGCCATCGATGTATAGTATCAACTTATTACTAGCGTTTCTCATAAAGTTCCAATAACCATCTCCTGCAAAAGGTTGATAATTATCAATAGATCCAACTATTCCATCATTAGCTGTAGAGGTACTATAAATCCACGCTTCGATAGTAAAATCATCGCCTAAGTCAGGAACACCCGTAATCAAAGCACGATCCCCTGTACCATCAAATGAGACGGCTGAAGTACCAGCCCAAGCCGCACCTATGTATGGCGGTGTTGAATTAGATGTTAAAACAGAAGTGCTTGCCGTGTTATCAAGAAGTTTAACATTACCTGTCTGAGACTTATCAATAACGTGAGCGTCTGTGCCTTTGAGGTGCAAAATAGAACCACTAGAACTAACAACAGATGTTGGAACAGAGCCATCTTCGATGCTTGATGTACATATTTTAAAATCTGCAAGGTTTCCTTCCATACCATACACGCTAGTAAGAACGATGGTATCATTACCAACACAAAGGCTTGTAGACGAAAGGTTTGTACTATCTGACCCAGAATATTCTTGCTCACCATTTATGTGAAGCGTAAGGGTGCCGCTTGAGCGCTTGATGCAAAAGTACACCCACTGACCAGCATCATAGCTGTAACTGTGAGTATTAGTTGCGGTTGCGGGAAGTCTTAGCCTAAGCACTCCACTGGTCTGATGGATAAAACTCATACCACTGGCAGCGGTGTTTCCGCCTATTGTAAAAATTCTTCGGGAGTATGTTGCTGGAGTAGCGCCCGTGTAATACCACCCAGATATACTAAAGTCGCCAGTGCCGATTGCCGAAGAAAGGGTAGCCGATAAATCGTCATTACCATCAAACTCAATAGACCCACCGTTATCGGTTGCTGAGTATTCATTGTAATCATAAGGGCCGAATGGTTTTGTCTCAGGGTCGCCGTTTACTGTAATTGAGTGACCATTGGAAGAGCCATCTGCTATGTATGGAAGATGGCAGGTAAGTATGGAAGTAGAATACCCTGTTCCTGAGACATCAGTAAGGCGTTCAGTTGGGCCACCTGATGCTGGTGCGGTTGCTGTACCTTCGATAACTCTTAGATCAGAAATATAACCATTGAAGTAGTTTGAAGAGGCATTTGTAGAAGCTCTGCCGAGTGTTACCGCTTGGTTTTGACCAGCAGATGCAATACCATACCACGTTCCAGTAGTGGCATCGGCAGAACCGTTGATGTATAAAGTTACAGTCCCCCCAGAAATTGTTGCGGCAACATGCGTCCATGTATTTAGTGGTACAGTACCAGTGCTTGTGAAAGTCCTTGCTGTGCCATCATAGTGATAAAAAGTTACGTTCCCCGAACCATTTAAGCCCATATTTAAATAAACATCACCTTTACCGATGATGGCTTGGTTATGATAAGAATTAGCAGGGCTAGTGCGGCCTTTGTGGTAAACCCAAGCCTCAATTGTAGCAGCCTGACTAGACGCATTTGCAATTGTTAAATTCAATAAAGAGGTGGGACCAGTAAGCCAATCAGATGATCCATTGAACTCGACGCTATAACCCCCATGACGATAGGGACTAAACGTACCAGCATGAGCATCACCGTTTACTGTAATCGTATGACTGCTTGAAGAGCTATCAGTGATGTCATTATTATCACCAGCCAATCCGTCAGTCGCCATAAGCAAGCTGGTAAAATGGCTATCAGCGATAATAAAAGCAATTTCAAAGCTGTGGCTCACATTTGCCACATTGGTCCCGTCAGACGCATCAAACCTGATCGTCACAGTCCCGCCTGATCCAGATGTCACGGGCGTTAGAGTAAAGACATTGCTACTTTGGTTTGTTACGGGGAAACTAGGAGAGCTAAATACGTCAGTCGCCGTGCCGCTGGTGACTGTTGCGCTATAGCTGATAGTTTCTAGGTCAGGCTCGGTGGCGTTGATTGTTACAACAGTATTGCTTCCAGCGGTAAGCGTGAAAGTACCGCCAGCCGTGAGGTTGTTAGCCCCTGCACCACCAGTATTTTCAGAGAAGCTATCAATAGTGGGGCTGGCGTTTGTGATGCTGGCAAGGAGATAAAAACCAGATGACTGCTTCACATACAGCCTATTATTATCCGTTTCGTAATGGAGCGACCCTTCAGAAGCCGAAGCCGCATCAGTAAGCATCACCGCTTGATTGTCATGTACAGTTACACCAGAGCCAGTGCTATCCGCAAACTGAACTCCACCAGATCCAGTGCTTTGGAGAACTTGACCGCTAGTGCCATCGTCTAAGGCGGCTGCAAGATTGGCTAGGTTTTTAGTGTTGCTCATGTTTTAACTTACCTAATGCGCTGTGAAACCAGTGGGAACTGTGTAATTTACGTTAGCACCCACGTTGATTGTACCACTGGACCTTGTTCCCGTACCCCCACCCATTCCGAATGCAAGTTTAACAGCAGTCGTGCTTGATGTTCCGACAAGGAAGCTAGATGACGTTGTGCTTGGGTCTTGATACCAATTACCATTTACTCCAACCCAAATTTCTCTAGTAGAAGTGTCATAAGCAAACATTACTATGTCACCAGTAGTATTAAATGCTTCCAAGCTAGTAGCTACGTTACTAGGATACTTGTTGCCCTCATTTGCAAACAAAAAGACACCGCCAGTTGTATTATATCCAGCGGAAGTCACTGTATTATCGACTAGACCAAACATTGGCAAACTAGAGCTGTAAGACCCTACTACTAATTCAAAGTAATACTTACCTGTTCTCAATGTACTTGAGAAACCCATTCCGCTCGAATTTGTAATACCTACAGTATAATCAAAACTATTTGTTCCCGCTGAATTGAATATACCTGTGTTTGGTGTAGTAATGTCTTCAGAAAAGGTTAAAGAAAGTGTGCAAAACCGTGTGGTTGTACTAATGCCATCACTTGCGCTCAAACGTACTTTTACGGTTCCAGCATCTGAGCTTGTCGTAGAAGGATCAAAGGTATAAACGCCCGTGCCTTGATTGATAGACGTTGCGGTTGCTAATTGATCAGGTAAAGCATTATTTGTCGTTGGGTAAGCAATCCCGTAAGTAATTCCAAAGCCCTCTGGGTCGGTAGCTACCATTGTGACTGTGCTGGTTGATCCATCACTATTTAGCACATGAGTGGTTGGCGGCTCAGTCGTGATAATTGGACTTTCATCTACGCCAATGCTGACCCGTTTCCATGCTGATGTGGTGCGGATATATAACTGATCAGCAGCTAAGTCGTAAGCAAGATCACCCTCGCTTGGACTGCTTACGGCATCAATAGCAGTCTTGTCGGTATAGGTCGTAACACCAGAACCACTAGAGGCGTCTGCGAACTCAAGGGCGGTAGCGCCCGAATTGACTTGAAGAATTTGTCCCGCCGTGCCTAATGAACTAGGCGTATCAGAGAGGTCAGTAATGGAATTAGGCTGACCAAACTCAAGAACTTCAATAACATCACTTGCCGCTGCACCTGAGTTAAGCGTCACTGTGTCTGTTGACGCATTAACTGTATAATCTTTTGTAGAACCTTCTTCCAGCTTAACCCCGTTTTGAAACACAGAGACATTTGATGCGTTTGTGATCCCGCCACTGACAACAAAAGCAGTCTGGTTTGCCGAGGCCGAAAAGGTTGTCTCAGTAAGCGCAGACGTTGATGAGCCGCCGCCGCCAGAGGCTGCTTCCCATGTCATCCCGCCAGTATTTCCAGAGCGAGCAGTAAGCACGTAACCATCTGTCGGGCTGTTGCTTACTTTAAGATTGGCTTCATCAACGACATCGTCTGCAATTACAGTTGCGCCGTCACCAGTGCTCGTCACCTCACCCGTGTGATTTGGGTGCGTATAAGTCGTGATGTCGCTGTAGTTCGCCAGCTTTACCCAAGAACCCGAATGAGCAAAATACATGGCTCCCTCGCCATGCACATGATAGATGCGCCCGTGGTTGTCAGATGCTGATGGAAGGTCAGATGTGCCAGAGAACGCCTCAACAACCTGGATGTCTTGCGCGGCTGGCGTTAAAAAAACCGTGTGCGTACCAGAACCCAAATTCAGCAATGACCCAGTGGAAGAAGACCGCAAAGAACGGGTCAAATTTAAAGAACTATGAGTGTAAACTCCGGTGCCAATCTCCCAGTCAGTGCCGCCGCTCGCCTCAATTACATAGCCGACCGTTTCACCATCCAAGCTAGATGGAAACGCCTGGTATCCGGTCGCACCGGACGATGACAAAGTAATCGCGCTCGACCCCGTCGAAGTCGAGGTCGTTTTGACGCGGTCAGCAAACTGAGGCATATTAACCCCTTATTATGATGGGTCGGGGATTTCGATGTCCACGGCTGTAAGGCTGAAAGTGTTTCCAGAAGTAACGGACTGACCACCGCCTGACAAAGCGCCAGTTGCCAGAAGACGGCTGTTGGTCGTGTCAGTGATGGCAAAGTGGGATGCCGTTCCTGTGCCGGTTACGGACGCACCAGAAATTGCACTCAGCGTTACCTTACGCCCTGACGTGTCACCGTCAGTTGGAGCAGAAATCGTAATGCTTGTGGTATTCCCTAGGGAAGCCGTTGAGGTTGCCGCCGTGTAAGTTGTTGGCTCAGAAGAGCAGATATCGACGCGATTTGCCTCGTTGTCTAGCACGTCTAAGCCAAAATCGTAGACCCTGTCTGCAAGTGTTGCCATGTTTTAGTAACTCCTTATTTTGACGCGCAAACCCGCGCCGCCGAATTTTGCATTTGCGTTTTCTTGGTTGATGCTTTCGACTGCTTTTTCAAAAAGACTGCTCCAAACAGTTAAACGCTGATCTTCTTCCAAAAACGGCGCTGTGTGCATCAAAGACCCATAGAGATATGCGTCTGGAAAATACTCCAACACCCAGTTTGAGGTGTTAGACGATGTCAGTGCCTGTACCTTGGACACATAGACCATTTCGAGCGTGTAATCGCTAGATGGCGTTGGGAAAACTTCAATTGTCCCATCGATGATGGCGTAGTAACGCGGCAAGCCGGTTGTATTGCCAGCTTCTGCACGCCGGTCAATCAGCTGCGCCTGGCTCTCTGCCTCAAGCACATATGTATCACCAGACGTAATTGAGAGCCGAACAGGTTCAATAAAGTCTGACGGAAGCGGCACATACTGCGAGCTTAATATCGCAGTTGAGCGCCGCTCCATGCGCCAGTGTCTTAGACGCCTCGACATTTCTGCCTCAGTAAGATCGATGAACGTGTCAACAGTCTGATCGATATCAGGCTTGTTCACAAAATTTATGATCTGATCTTTTAACTCTTGGTATGTCGAAGGCATCTATCGCCCCTTATGCGTTGTTCGCTGCGTTGCTCACCGCACCAAGTGCCGACTGCGCCTGTGCCGCCAGGTCAGTTGGAGCGCTGAGCGAGAAACCAGCCGTCTTGATGTCGTCAAAGCTGAGCGTTTGCTGTGATTTGACCGCTGCCATGACTTGCTGGCTCACCGTGTTGTTGAACACTTGATAGCGCGCGTCATCCATCAGGAACGGCGTTGCGTGTAGCAAAGACGTGTACAGATAAACGTGCGGCGCATCAGTCAAAAGCCAGTTGGTTGTGTTTGATGAGGTCAGTGCCGGTATGCGCTGATAGTAATCAAGATCCAAGCTGAGAGAGCCAGAGGGCGTTGGGGTCACAACAAGCTGCCGCCCGACGATAGCGTAGAAACGAGGGTTTCCAGCGTCCCTGGTGCGTGTGCGGCGCAGCATGGTCAATTGCTGTGGCGCAATTTGCTCCAGAGGCTCATCTTCTGTGTTTGCAACTTGAACATACACAATTTCAAGTGCATCAGCTGGAAGTGTAGCGCGGCCACTTGATATAGCAGCTGTGGTGCTTGTCACCATGTCGGCTGATCGCAGAACGTCATTTAACGTACTTTCTGCAAGCGCAATAAAGTCAGGTATTTTTTGATCAAGATCGGCCCTATTGAGCCAATCGCCAATTGCAGTTTGCAATTCCGAATAGTTTGTAAGAGCCATCTTAGTATCCTTGTACGATTAGCTTCGAGTAGTCGCCCGAAAGAAGTTTCTTTTTTACGTATTCAAGAAATTCAGCCGTGCCTGGTGCGCTTTTGCATTCCATCGCCCACTGCGCAGCTAAAGTGCCAGGTATTGTTCCGATATATCGGTTATTCTGCGTAAAGCGCGGTAACTCAGCATACATATCCCGCTGATCTTTGACTGCATCAAAGATAGGGGCCACGTTTTCAGTGGTCTTGATGTGAACTTTGCCGTCTTCTTCTTTTACGAACATTTGAAACCTCAGTGAATGGAGCGCCCAAGTTGCCCTGGGCGCTCTGTTATTTAGCCTTGAACGTCTGCGATAAGGCCGTGACCTTTTTCAGTCACTTGCAGACCGTACTCGCAGCTGATCAACTTGCGCTGAGCGTGGCCGGTGCGCGCGATGTCTTGCTGTTTGGTTTCCTGAAGATACGCAATTTGTGCGTAATTCGGGTCCAAAATCCAGGCATCACGGGCGCGGCTAAAGCGGTTAGGCACCAAGCTTATTTCACCAAAATCGGTGTTGATAATATCAATCGCACCTTGCAGACGCGCATCATCAGCTTGCTTGTAGCGAGTTGAGTTGCCGGTGAAGGTAGAAGATACCTTCTGCTTGACCGCTGATCCAACCATCATAAGAGTTGGCTCTGCACCCTCGTCCCAGCACTGCTTGACGACATCGTTCATCATCGCCTCAGTGATAGTACGGAGAGTACCGTCAGTACGCGCCGCGTCAGGGTAGCCAGCATTGCCAGTTCCTGATGTTGTCGGCGCGGCACCGCCTGTGCCTACGCTTTGGTTGGTCTTGATCCAAGCACCCAAGCCAGCTGTCGTGCGCGCTGAGCCAGATGACCCCGCGCTGGCCGCTACGTTTGCCGTCAACATGGTTTCCATATCGCGTTTAAGTTCTTTCAACTTTAAGGCGACTTGCTCTGCCATTGTCTGCACGTCAGACGTACCATTGACCGCTTCAGCTGTGTCTGAAATTTCAACAACTTTGTCGGAGATCTGCGTGTAGTTTTGCACACGTATAGGTAGAGTTGCTGCATCATTACCAGGCGCTGCTTCACCTTCAGCAACGCGGTTTGAACTATTCACAGCCGCAAGAGAAATCTCCGGCCACTCAAACAATGTGTTGGTTACTGAACGCTTGCCAATTGCACTCATAAAAGGCGCATCCGTTGGAGACACCATTTCAAGCGCTTCTTGGAGATCCTCTCTGAGGACGGTGACGTCGAAGGTTTCGACGGTATTTGAATTGACTGCCATTTCCTTATCCTTTGGTCAGTAAGAACGCGGCAATGTCTTCTGTTTTGCCGGTCGTTCTTGATTTCTGACGCGCTGCATCCGCTCGCTTCTTGGACGTGCTGACAATCGACTTTTTGGCTCCAGGCTTGATCGCTCCGCGCTTGACTTCACGATTGGTTCCCAGGTTGCCCTGGGCGCGCATTTTGGCCAGTTCGTGCAATGCCATCACAAAACGAGGATCACTTTCCCCTTTTAGTTCAGCATCCGTAAATCCCCGTCTGCGCCCCTCAGCCATCATTGCTTCGATGGCCTTCGGTGCCGTTTCGGCGTCTCGCAACTCAGGGATCTGCTCCAACACAACTTGCGTCTGTGCTTTTACATATTCTGCCCTTTGTTGCGCCTGGGTCTGCGCTTCTCTTTGCGCTAAAAGTTGCTGCTCTTGTTGCAGTCTCTGTCGCGCATCGACTTCTTGCCTGTAGTCTTCCATTGCCTCCAAATAACCAATCGGGTCTGTTTCCCGCATCGACCTATCTGGCGGCGTTGGATCTGTCGTTTGCAGCCGCTCCGCGTAAGCTTTTATGGCTTCCGCATACTGCGCCTCCATTTGCTGCGCTCGTGCCATCTGAGCATCGACTTGCTTTCGAGCCTCTGCCACTTCGCGCATTTTTTGTTGGATGTACTTCTGACCAGAGTATCCGCGTTTCAGTTCCTCTTCGGGTACCAGTCGCTCCTCGCCGTCAACCTTGACTTTAAAGAGAGCTTCTTCAGGGCCGTCTGGAAGTGTCGCTTCTTCTTCTGTGTATTCCTCATCCTCAATGTCAGCTTCCGCTTCCGCTTCCACCTCTTCCACAAATTCATCTGAAGGCTCTTCTTGAGGTGCTTCCTCTTGTGGTTCACTTTGTATTATCAGATGTTGTGCCACTGATCGTGGGTCAGCGACATTTAATTCACTAGTCGTGTTTTCCACGGTGCTAGCCTCGTTTTTTAGTCTTGCTTTCGTGAATTTGCGCATCGGTCAAAACACTCTTCATTTGACCGAGCAAATCCTCAATTGCGCGGACCTGACGCCGCGCCTCGTCTATCTCTTCCAGCGTAGATCCTGGGTCGAGAAATATATCGATCTGATCTTGCTTCTGCTTCTGAACCAGATCTTTAAAAACATCATCCTGTAGAAAGCTGCGAACACGCGCTGCCTTAGTTGCTAAATCCATCATATTCCCGCGCCGCGTTCTGCTCGTTCTTAATCATCGCGGTATCCACCGCCGTGCCATACTGCCCCAAGATCATCGCAACCTTGACCGCCAGATCTTGAACCATCTTGTCGCGCGCCAGGTCATCTTGGAATGCCATCTGACGCTCTTTCATTTGTTGCTCAGCCTGGAACTTCTGAGCGTCCAGCTGAAGCTTCATCATGTCGCCTTGCAGCTTGCCTTGCTGCTTCATCTGCTCAATCTGCATCAAGCCCTGCGTTGGATCTTGTTGCTGCATCATCGCTTGCTGCGCTTGCGCTGCTTGCGCTTGCTGTTGAGCCATTTGCTGCTCAATTTGCGGATTGATGGGCTGGAAGTACCGGTCGCTGTTTTTAATACCGGCTGACCCCAAAAGATCAGACAGCGTGTTGCGGAATTGGGTCAACGAAACCAGCGGGTTTTGTGGCCCCATCGTCTGCAAGATTTGTTGCTGCATCTGAAGCGCTTGCATCAACGCTGCGCGGCGCTCATCCTCGCGTCCAGTTCCCAATCCAACATTTACCGTCAGATCCATGTCAGCTTGCCAGGAACGCGGGTCGATACGCTGAAACGCATTGTTTAAGCGCATCATCTTCTCACCGTCAGTGTGGTGTATGAACAGATGTAATAACAGCTTGAACAGCTGCTTCATGCCACCCTCTGCCAGATTGCGCGCCATGATTTCAATCTGCGCAGCTGCGCTTTGCATTTGCGCCTGTACCGCTAGAGCAGTGGTCGATTGGAGCGCGTCCTGATGTAACTGACTGTCCGACTTCACGCCGGTCTTTGTCTCCACCATCTGATCGACATACTGAAGGGCCGAGAGTGTCTGACCAGCCGCAAATGGCACAGTCAATGTCTGAACACTATTAGGCACTCTCTGGCGCACTACAGCGCCTATTTCGTTGTTTAAAACATCGTCAACATTTACGTCATTTGTAATTGCCAGGCGCGGCGTATTGGTCATTGCCACGTTGTCGAGAATACCGCGCAAGATCGATGTCGCCGCGTCTTGATCATCCATCAACAAGTCAGAAATTGATGTACCCCAAAACGTGTGTGGCTCTGGCTGGATCTCAAAGATCGCAAACGGCACACGATCACACGGCTCTGCACTCAACAATTTGTACGACCCACCACCCACCAAGTACTTGAAATTCAACATGTCTTGGTTTTTCAAGAAATTTTTCCATATATACCACTGGGTTTCCAAAAGCCACCTGAGCTTCAT